AAGGTAAAATAAGCATCTCCTAATGTGCTGTCTAATACACATGTCCCACGCCACGCTCCCTTGTAATCTAATACAAATCCACCTGAACTTGGAGTGGGTGCGGTCGCCACCCACGCACCCGCTGAAACCGACTGATTAAAGAATACATTGGACGGTGTGTTGTCTCCTACGACGGCTAATGCGATTGCCTCTCCTGGAGTGGGTTGTCTGAAATTACCGACAAAGAAGGGAATGACGGCATTCGCTCCATACTGTGCGAGGAGCGAGGAATAGTTGGGGAAGGAGATGGTTCGTGGGGCAGTGAGGGCAGTCGCACTGTATAAGTAGCAGTTCGCCAGTTGTGCGACGGGGACGACGAAGTCGGCGTTGTTGATGTTTAGAAGACTTCCTGTTGGAATCAGTGGGGTATTAATGATGGGGTTGGTCGCCGTCCCTGTGATGGAAATATTCGTTCCAGCGGAGACGCTCTGAACTCCTGTGGCGGATATGGTTGGACTTGTTCCAGAAGTAATGGAGACACCTGTTCCTGCGGTCAGAGAGAGAATACCTGTGTTCCCAACCGTAACCGCACCCGTTGATGAACTGACACTTATTCCTGTCCCTGCCGTTAAAGATGACACGCCTGTTGTTGTTGCGGTAGAGTTGATGATGGGGTCGGTAGATGTCCCGCCCAGCGTAATGTTTGTTCCTGCGGTAATGGATTGAACGCCAGACGAGCCACCTCCACCCCCTGTGTTTTCATTCAGAGCGACCGACCAGGTATTTGCTCCTCTCCATGTGTTTGCTCCACTCATTTATTAGTGCGTAATAAAATATTATACAATAATAAATGTTGTCCTGGTTGAAGTCGTTTATCTGGAAAGAAGAGAAGAAGGAAGAGACCCAGTATCCCAAGCAGATTGTCTATCCAAGAGGACATTACAAACTTTCACCACTACGGATACTGGAGTGGTTTCACCAGGAGAAGAAGTTAGACCCGTTGCCGAAGTATCCGCCGTCGCCTAAGAATATGAAGGAAACTTCACAATAACAACACCCGAGCCACCAGACGCACCCGCAGAACCAGTCGTGTTTCCTCTACCACCACCACCGCCACCTCGTCCATTTGTTCCCGCAGTAGGAGCGATATTATTAAAATATCCTCCGTTTCCACCACCGCCGTTTCCACCATTCGGGTTGGTGGGAGGCACGGGAGCACCCGCAGAAGCACCACCACCACCTCCACCAGCGTAGAATACAGAAGCACCAGTAATCGTTGAACTTAATCCGACACCACCTTGTCCGTTTGCGGAAGAACCCACACCACCCGCACCACCGCCACCGCCCGAATAGGGATAAGGCGAAGCCGTCGTGGAACTACCACCCGCACTTCCTTGGCTTCCAGCACCTCCCGCATTTACAACACCAGTATATCCACCGCCACCACCGCTTCCACCACCTACACCAACACCCGTTCCACCACCACCTCCACCCGTCGCTGTTATTGTTCCAGAATTCACCACCAAAGAACTATCCGTTCCCGCACTACCGTTCGTTGAAGCCACACCACCAGCACCACCTCCACCGACTGTAATGGCGTAGGAAGTTAGTTCCACAAAAGTCTCGCCCGTGTTTGTCAGAAACCCACCCGCACCACCGCCACCACCGTTAGACACAAACTGAGTGCCTCCGCCTCCACCACCGCCACCAGCGACAATTAGATATTCCACTGAAGTCGTATTGGGAATAGTAATCGTTCCACTTGTGGTGGTGGTGGGGAAGAAGCGAACAACTGTAAATCCGCCAAGGGTAGGGGCATTAATAACGGTGTTTGACGCATTCACATAGATAAGTTCGTATTGGGTGGTGATGGTAAAACCAGTAATCACTGGGTTGTTTAGAATCACACTCACATTACCCCAGTTTGTATTCCAATACTGGAGTTTATTAGACCCCGTTAGGAACGCCATCTGACCCGCATAAGGGGTGGGGAGGGCTAAGTCCCTTGCGGTTGCGTCAGCGAAGATGCTGACGACGGAGAAGTTGTAAGGACTTAACGCAGTAATATTTTGCGTCTCCAAAGTGGTGGTGGTTAGTGTTTTCGTGTTGGGATTACACTCTATCCCACTCGTTTTCTGTATCGCACCCGTGCCTGTCGTGGAATTATCTACAAAAGTAAGGAAATGGGTGGAGTTCTGAACGCTGTTGCGAGTCGTCATTCCGTTCTTGGTAATGACATTCGTGGTTGTCCCGTCTGTGAGTTCTATGTGAGGGTTGTTCGCAGTAGCATTCGGCAATAGACTGATGACATTTGTCCCTACGCCCGTGTTGTCAAGGGCGATAGAGTTCGTTGCGGTGTTTCCAGCAGTAAGAACTTGGCTAAGAGTAGCGGTGGCGGGAGGAACGGCACTAATTGCTGATTGAACGAATGCGGTGGTGGCGACTTGCGTATCACTGGTCGTCCCAGGAGTAACCGTCGGAGCAGTCACCTTATATCCACCATAACCGCTTGGAAGTCCCAGTTGAACGCCACCACTAACACCACCACTTACCAGAATATGCGGTGTGAGGTCTGATGTGATGACTCTGAACTCTTCCGTTCCAGTAAGAGCGAATGACGGATTGGTTGGTGCGTTGCCTGAGAAGGCGAAGTTAGTAGTGGCGACATTACTGGTAAGAGCCACGAGTGTTCCTGAGATGATGGGGTCAGCAGATGTCCCCGTGATAGTAACATTGGCGTTTCCTGCGGTGATAGAATTAACTGCTCCACCACCACCACCGCCCCCTGTGTTTTCATTGAGTGCGATAGACCATGTATTAGCACCTCTCCATGTGTTCGCTCCTGACATTTATTTATAGCAGATATTATTTTATTTTGAATTAATAAATGGACGGCGGTATTGTCAAGAAAACAATGGCTACGCCCATGTCCGATTCGGACATCAAGGAATACCTACCCCACTGCGTTCTGATAAAGTATAGTGAGTTGAGTAAATACCCTACGCTGGACGACTTGCTCCCTGACATTAAAGACTGTGCTGTGATATTGTATGAGGAATCTCCGAACAAGGGTCATTGGGTCGTAGTAAGTAAGCCACGGGAGGGCGTAGCGGAGTATTTTGATTCTTATGGCGGGTATGTTGATGCCCCCCTCAAATGGACGGACAAGGACACCCGTGTCGGGCTGGGGCAGGGCGTTCCTTATCTCACTAAGTTATTCAGGGAATGCCCTGAGGAAGTGGTATATAACAAGGTGAAGTATCAGAAGGACGGTCAGCATATCGCCGACTGCGGTCGTTGGTGTGTGCTACGGACTCTGAAGATGAAGGCGGGATACGACCTCAACCAGTTTCATAAGTGGGTCGTGAAGCAGGACAAGAAGATAAAGGGCGATAAAGACCACTTTGTATCCACGATTATCCCGTGAGTTTTTTACCGCTTTTTATCTCCCCCGTATAGGTAGATGCCGAAGAAGAAAGTGGAGTCTGTCAGGGACACCGTCCAGTTGGAACGAGTTCCCGACGAGAAGCCCAGAAAGAAAAAGGAGAAGCCGAAGATGACGATAGAGGTTGTCCCTGTCGTCATGACCTTTGACTAAAAAAGGGTCGCCCCTTGTTTTTAGTTTTTTTGTTTTTCGTGGAGGTTCGTGGAGGTTTATTCGCAGTCACATTCGGAGTCGCACTCACAGGCGTTTCCGCACCAGTCCAGGTAGTCGTGGTAGTTGTGGTTCATGACGGAGTCAGTGACGGCGAAGAGAACCGCCTTTGTGTTGGGGGGATTCGCTCTTTCCCAGCCATAATTGTTGGCGTAGAGGTCAAAGGCTTCGGAGATTCCATACTCGCACAGGAGTCTATCCACCTCGTCCTTATACATAATGTTAATCGCATCGTCCAACTCTTCGGTCTTGATGTCGCACACTATCTCGTCAAAGTCGTCTTCCGTCATCTCACCCTCATGGTCTGACTGGATACGCTTGTATATCTCCACCTTGACTTCGTTGATGAACTGTTGGAGGGTGTATGCTTGAACGGTGGGGAGGGTCATTGCTTTTCTTCTTGACTGGTTGCCTTTTAATTATCAGAAAAAGGCAATCAATTTTTACTCATACATATGCTTTTTCACTTTTTCTGGCTTTAAGTCCTCTTACGATAAGGGATTACTTGCCTAAGTCCAGGAGGCACTCCTCCGCCTTGATGTTGAAGTCCTTGGTGAGCGTCGCCTTCAACGCCACCGCATCAATGAGGAAGCCGTTCGCACTGGACTTCTCCTGGTGCGTGATTCCATAGTCTGCGTCCATGGACTTCAACTTCATCGCAAACGACTTCACGGTGATTCGCTCACGCATGGAATGCTCCTCACGCCACAGGTTATACTTGGTGAGGAACGGCGTAGAGGGAATGAAGTAAGTCCCGTCATCGTTCTTGTAGTCCTCCACCTCCGCCGAGCGATAGAAGAACAAGTCCTTCAAGAAGTCCAGTTCGCACGGCAACGACATGTGTTGGAGGGTCTTGTAGTAGG